TCGGCAAAGCTGAACTGCGATCCCAGCGTGCTCAGTGCCACGAAATTCGCCCCGGTGAGCGCCACAGGCCCGCCACCCGATCCCGGAGGGGCAGACATGTAGATCTCCACGAGCACAGGCTGATCGCTGGTCAGTTGCAGCCGCCTCGGCAGCATCTGGCCACGGTTGATCAGCCCGATCTGGTACGCGATGCCGGCTGTCGGTGCCGACGTCACGGGGCCGCCGAGCACGTTGTCGACGTAGGTGATCGAGTTGTTCGTGTTCGCCGTGATGCGGCCAACCTGATTCAGCGTCGGCCAGTACACCATCCTGCCGATGAGCGCGCTGGCCGTGAACGGCGTGCCGGTCACCGTCATCGTGGTCGTCGTTGGCGTGCCAGTGATAGCGCCGCTCGCCTCGGTGAACTCGATGGTTCCCATCGGGCGACCGCGATAGCTCAGGACGGGGAATCGGGCGGCTCCCGCAGCTACGGTGCGGCGCGGCGCGGCCGAGGACGGCCCGTAGGCGTAGGTGAACCCGCGCTGGTCATCAACGCCGCCTTCAACAAGCACCGACACGCCGTAATGGATCATGTCGTTCTGCGCAGAAATGGTGCCGGTGTTTCGCTGCTCGTAGCGAACAGGCAGATTCCCGGTGCGCGCCCACGGCAAGACCTGATTTGTGCGGTTGCCGAATCCGATCTGGTGCAGCGTGACGGGACGCCCCTCGACGAACACGCCCCAGCGCACAGCGCCAGCGCCGTACCAGGCGTATTCCACGAAGACCATCTGGATGCGGTTCCAATCCAGGCTGCGAATCACTCCACGGTCGCCGTTCCAATCAGGCAGTTCGATGCGGGTGTCCACAGGCAGGCCGTTGATGTCGCTGCGAACGACCACGGCCATACCAGGCGGGTTCACGCTCGTGTTTCCGGTCTGCTCGATGAAGGCCCCGTTGTTGTCATCGAAAAAGCCGAGCCTCTGCACGTTGTTGACCAGCGCCGGCCCAAGCTGAATGGCCGACGCCATGAACATCGTCTTCCCGGGCTGGTAGCGGTGATACGGACGCGACTGTCGAATCACCACTGCGCCAGAGGTCGTTGGCACGCGCATGCGCACGCCGCCTTGACCGGGAAGATGCACCGATGTTCCACCGTTTGCGGTCAGCGTCTCCCACCGCAACGCCTGCGGGCCGTACTCAAAGTCGGCCTCGTAGATGTTCTGGTGGCGGCTGATCTTCATGCGTCCGACCACATCAGACACGGTGGTCGGCAAACCCATCGCCACCTGCTCGGCGTATGTGCCGTCGCCCATGTCCACTTCACGGCGCTGGACGCCGTTGAAACTCTTCAGAAGATCAGGCATTTCTCACTCCCCGGAGAAGTTGAAAGATCGAATCAGATCGGATCGTCGGCCGCTGGCTCGACGGGCTCGGCCGCCATCGCGCCAGTGATCTTCGCCAGCAGCGTCTCGTCGCTCCAGCGCCGATCGACCTTCAGGCCCAGCAGTTCGGCCTGCTGCATCATTTCGGCGCGGGTCGGCGGGGCGTCGTCGGTCGCCTCGGGCCGCACTTCGACAACGGGCGCGTCCACGGGTTCCAGGCCCAGCGCAGCCAGATACGACTCGTGCCAGCCATCGGCAATGGCCTGCGCAAGATGCTCGGGCTCCACGCCCGTGCAGTCGTAGGTCTTGCCCGGAGGACCAAAGTGCGGGCCGGGGCTGCGGTAGACGGCGATCTTGCTCATTTCTTGCCCTTCTTGGCGGTCTTGGCCGACTCACGGAATGCGGCAGCACTCGGCGCGCCCTTGGCGCCAGGCTTGCGCATCTTCTCGCCACTGCCGGCAGCGATGCGCTCGCGCTTGGCTGCGATGTTCGCGTACAGGCCAGGAGGCGTCTTCACTTCTTCGCCCTCGGCGCAGGCCCCTTGCTCGGCTTGCCAGCCTTCATGGCCGCCGTGCGCGCCGTGTTCAGCGCGATGGCCACGGCCTGCTTTTGCGGCTTGCCGGCCTTCATCTCCTTCGACACGTTGGCCGAGATCGACTTCTGCGAGTAACCCTTCTTCAGCGGCATGGCGAACTCCAGATATGAAAACGCGGGCGGCGGCCGGGAACTCCCAACCCTAACCGCCCGCGTGCGTCTGCGGTCAGGCCAGACGATAGGTCACGAACGTGTCGGCCGCCGTCTTGCGGGTACGGAACCGAGCCGCGCTGCCAGAGGTGGCTGCCGTGGCCGCCGCTCCGACAATCGTGTGCCCGGTGTTGACCGTGATGGTCAGCGCGAAAGCAGCGAGCGTGATCAGCGACCAGTCGATGCTGTCGCCCACGAGGAACTCGGTTCCGAGATCCATGTTCGCGCCGGTCGGCAGTTGGACGTTGCGGCCAGTGGTCGGGGTTGCGGTCACGATACCCGACAGAAGCGCCGCGTTCGTGGCAACCATCGAGGCGCCGTCAGCGATGTCGGTCGGAGCGCCCTGAACTTGATAGTTCAGACGCCACTGCGTGACCACCGGGACGGTGCCGATTTCCCACAGCACGGGCTGCGAGCCGACCGACTCCACGACGATGGTGGCACCCGAGGCATACGTCCCGAAGACCGTCTGCCCGTTGGTGACCGTGCCCAGCAGCGTGGTCTGGTCGGGGTAGTTGGGGAAGCCCAGCACGCGGGAGACTTGCGCCTGACCCTGCGTGTAGACCGCGATGGACTCGTTGGCCGGGACGGTGATGGTCGCGCGGCCGTTGACTGCGATGATGTTGCTCATTTCGTTTGCTCCTAGTCAGCGGTCAGGGCTGCGAGAACATCACGATGCCCGACATTTCCGGCTGCTTGTTGACCACGCCGTAGAGCGTGTCCAGACGGAACTTGGTCTTCATCGTGTTGATGTCGTACTGCTTCGTCATGACCAGTTCGATTCCCTGGTCCGTCGAGGCGCGCATCACGGCCGCACCGGCATCGGTCGGCACAGCGTAGCGGCCCGGCAGGATTTCGAGCGAGTCCTTCTGCCAGAACGGGTTCATGAAACCCGCAGCCGTGTTCAGGAACGTGATCGCAGCCGTGCCGCTGGTCGTCGGGATGACGCAGTTCTGGTACTGCAGTTCAGCGTCCGAGCCACCCTGCGCCGAGATGATCGGGGGAGAGATCACGAGGGTCGTGGCGCTCGGCACCGAGATCACGCGGAAGGGCTTGAGCAGGCCGGTGGACTGCTTCGTGATCAGGTGAACCTGGAACACGTTGCCGATGGTGAACGCATCGCCAGCCACGACGTTCGTGGTGCTCGACACCGTGATCGTCTGGTAGCGGTTGTCCACGTTCGACGTTTCGCCAGTGGCCGCAACGCTGGTTGCCTTCGGCACCCAGAAGTTGCCCCCAGCCGGCAGCGTGCTGACCGTCAGGCCAGCGCCACCAGCAGCAGCGGTCTTGCGCAGCGCGTAGTCGAGCTTGTAGGTGTCGAACGACGCCACGCGACCCACGAACGCCCGACGATAGGCGGTGTCGGAGATGTCGTTGCCGAACGAGCGGGTGGACTTGGCCAGATCGCTCGCCATGCCGTTGTAGTCACGGGTCGAGAGGGCCAGGTTGCGGTCTTCGGGCATCACGCCGCGCTCGTTGAACGCAGCCTCGATTTCGGCCACATCATCGAAACCCGACGCGGCAGCGGTGCGCTTGACGAACACGGTGCCCTGCAGCGCGGCGACGTTCATGATCGCCACGTTGATGTCGCTGGCGAGCTTCTGCTTGGCGGCGTCACCCAGCCGGCCTTCCTGCAGCGAATCGCGCAGTTCGGTGGCGTTCATGACCCACGGCACCGAGCGGCCGAAACCGATGGTCGCGGGCACGGTGAGCTGCGTGTAGTCATCAAAGTTCGCGCTCATGTCCGTGCCAGCGTAGGACACGGAGATGTACGGCTGCGGACGCCAGATGACGTTGTTAGTGCGCTCCATCATCGTCTGGTCCGTGTTGAACACGGCGACGTTGCGGGAGAGTACGAGCGCGTCTTGGAAGCCTTCGAGGATGTTCTCGAACGCTACGCGCTCTTCCTTGCTGAATGAGTTGGCCACGGTGTGGGCTCCTGATCGGAATGAGTGAACGATTGCGGCTACTGCCGCGCCTGCTTACTCACCCCGTCAGAGTCGGGCGGCCACTCGTGATCTGGTCGCTACTGCCGATTTAGGGCTGGCGAAACCCGGTGCGATTGGGCCGAATATAACACGGCCCGTGGGTTCGTCAAGGCCAAAAAAAGAAAAACCCGACCAACAATGAATGCTGATCGGGTCTTTCGGGTGAGCGGTGGTGGAACACCGTCACCCCGTCATGCGATGGCCGAAGCCCCCGCGTTGTTCACATGGACGCGAACAAGTATACGTCAGCATTCGTAGAGTATCAAGCCCTCGCCTGCGCCTTCGCCGCCAGTTGCCGCTTGTACGCCACGACCTTCGTCATGTCGCCGGATCTGGCCGCCTCCTCGCGCAGCCGCTCCAGCGTCGTATCTGACCCGCCGC